GAACAGGATAAGGATACATTATATAGATTATCATTCCCAAAAGATAATGGCGATAAAGAGACAGGAGTTAATGATGTTCAGGTTGCATTTAATAAAGCAAGAGACCTTAACTTAATTAAAAAACAAAAAGAATTAGCTGCACAAGGTAAAATACCTGTTGTAATGGCAGGTGAATCTCATGCGGAATTAGTTGATGATATAATGAAAGGTAAAGAGGAAGAACCAAAAGGAACTGAAAAATTACCTGAACCGGAAGAACCATCAACCGAAGATGGGGGTGTAGTTTATAGTTTGGGTGGTGGATATTATTCAGATACACCCAAAGGACCTGCTCAATATAGAGTAGTTGAAAGTGTAGTTGAGGAAGTATTAGTGGAAGGTAATGAAACCCTTGCTTATTTATTATTTGAAGCAACTGTAACTAAAAAAACTGCCAAAGGTAAAACTGTAAAGTTAAAAACAATCGACCCTAAAAAACAAAAAGCAGCAACACAAATAGCAAAAGCTAAAAAAGAAAAAGAAGCAGGTGACGAAGGTGAACAACAAATTGATATTAAAAAGTTAGAAGAAATTGTAACTGATTTATATGGTCCTAATGGAAAGGGGCCATTAGTTCAAGGTTCTGCAACATCAGATGCTGCATTAAAAAATGGATATACCGAAGGTGAATGGTGGGTAGCACCTGGAAATGCTGGTTCTAACTTTAATGAAAATATGTCTAATGAAGTAGCATGTATCTTAAAAAAACATCCAAATTTAACAGAAGAAGAATTAGCATGGATTATTTTTAATAAAACAAAAGGTACAAAATTAGGGGCGCAGCAAGCAAATCCAGCAATTAAATCAAAAAACAAAATAAAAGTTCCAGCTGGTATGTCAAAAGGAGAAGCAGTATTATATAGAAATGCTGTTATTGCTGCTAGAAGTGGTAGAACTAAATATGATAGAGCAGTGGAAGGTGTAGAGGCATGTAAACAACAGGTTGGATTTGGTGAAATTGAAAGTGTAGTTGGATATGGTGGAACTTCTAAAAAAGCAAACACTCCAGAAAAAGTTAAAACTGATAGAGAAAATATGTTGGCAGAAGTGGATAGTGCAAACAATTGCTATGTTTACGATAATGAAACTGGTAAAGTTTATTTAATTGATAAAAAAGAATTGAAAAAATGGATTATGAGTTCTGGTGGTGGTGAAAATGCAGCCGATACTGTTGTTCTTACAAAAGATAAAAATGGTAATTTACTATATGATGGTTGGAGTGATAAAAAGACATTGGGAGATTTGCAAGCAAATGGTACTTTGTATAACGATATGATACAGTCCGGAATAAGAGTTCAGGAAATGATTAATACTGGTCAAATCGACCAAAAAGATGCATCTAAAGCTAAAAAAATTATAGAAGATGGTGCTAATGAAATTAAATTAATTGAAAGAGGGTATAGTACAATAGCAAGTAGTCACTCCAAATATTTTTTAAGTTTATCTGATAAAGAATTTAAAAAAATTGAAGAATTTACTGCTAGTAATCCTGATACAAAAAAACACTACAAAAACTGGACAGATACTATAAACAAAATAACCAATGGTAAAGGAGTATCTGATGCAAAAAGTGTGGCTATAGCTGAAGAAATATCGGGTATAAAAAGAAAAAAATCAAAAGAAGAAATAGCTGCTGATAAATTTATAGAAGATACTCTTGACAAATATGGAGAAGACACAACCGCAACATTATTAAAAAATCCAGATATAGATGATAGTGTTAAACAAGAAATTAAAAAAGCAGAAGATGCTGGTAAAAAAGGTAGAAAGGAATATATGAATTGGTTTAATACTCAATGGCTAACTGACAAAAAAAATAAAACAAAAATTAAATCACTAAGCCCATTTAGATTATTAAACAATGTTCAAATAAAATCTCCAAGTGTTGTTAGTGAAAATGAAAGAAAAGTTATAGATAGACCTGCTGCAGCAGAAAGACAAAAATATATAAGTTCTAAAAACCCAATACCTAAAACACTTGATACTCAAAAAGCATTAGAATCTATGAGAAAAAAGGCCTTTAGTGTACAAAGAGGTATATTTGAAAATTTATCTAAAATAAAAGCTAAAACTACAAATGGTGCACCAACAACTGCAGCAGCTGTGTTAGGTTTCAAAGATACTGTGGCCGCATTACACCTTGATAAAATAACAGTTCCAAAGGATGAAAATGATATCCATCAAATTTTAAAAAGAAGTACAAATTTGGTTATGGAAGGCGTAAGAGTATCTCCAAAAGATATCAAAGATTGTTTAGGTGTAGATGATATAAACGATTTGGAAGATAACTTCGTTGTAGATTTTACTACTGATAAATTCATTACAAATGATGAAGGTCGTGTTACTGGTAAAACAATTGCTATTTATTTAGTTGATAAAAAAGGAGTTAGACGAGAAATTTCTCCAAAAGTGTACAGACCAAAAACAGGTCCTACTGGAAAAACTGCAAATACACTTGCATGGGCAGATGATATGCAAAAATGTTTTGATTCTAAAAAATAGCCCGTTTTTATCCTTCCCTTTCATTTTTAATATTTATAGTTAATTAAAAGAAAAGAGGATGAAGACACAGTTACTTTGTACATTTACAACAAAAGGAGAGTTACAAAATACTCTACAACAAATTAGAGAAACGTATCATATAGTGTATAATTACATTTATATTTTACAGAACAAATCTAATTTGGATGAGTTGTTTATTACATATAATATAGATACTGCATTCCAACCGGATACTCCGTTGGAAAATACAATATTAATACATAGAAAGAAGGAATCTAATTCACTATACACTATTAATGCTCTTAACGAATTAGTTAAAGAGGAGAATAATGGAGTGTTAGATACTTCTTTTGTCATCAATTGGCAAAAGTTTAAGAATTCAATTATACTAACAAATGCGGAAGGTACTAAGAAAATTCAGACAAGAGTTTTTGAAGTAATGTCATTTGGTGAGGCTGAAACAAATAACAATAAAAATAGTGAGGGATAATTAAAAATGTTTATACCAAATCATTTACATTTACTTGTAAAAGGATACATAAAAACCCCACCACAAACCGAAAACGTATTAAACGAATGGTTTAGACAATTAGTTACTAAGGTAGGAATGAAAGTGGTAGCAGGACCTACATCGGTTTATGTGAATGAACCTGGTAATGAAGGAATAACTGGAACGGTAACACTAGCAACATCGCATGCTAGTATTCATGTTTGGGATAACGAAAACCCAGCTATGTTTCAATTTGATTTATATAGTTGTTCGGATTTTACACCAACGCAAGTATTAGACCATATTGATGAATGGTTTGAATTAAATGAAGCCTATTGGCAGTTTATAGATAGAAACGGAAGTACCTTTGAATTAGTAAATTCTGGGCATTTCACAAAAAACAAATAATTTAAATACTAACATTATGATACTTAAAAAAGGAGACAACAACGAAAATGTTAAGTTGATGCAACAAAAGCTGGGAATCGAACCAGCAGTAACTAATTTTGGACCTAAAACTGAAGCAGCTGTAAAAGAATGGCAAGCAAAGAATGGTTTAGTTGCGGATGGTATAGTAGGACCGGCAACTTGGGCAAAAATTATGGGAGAATCAACACCAGTACCAGCCGCACCAGTTCAACCTGTGGTAAATGTTGGTGGATTGAAATTGGATAAATTAAAAGGACATATTCCTGATGCAGTAATTCAAATGATTCCTGATACTGCAGCTAAGTTCCAAATTAATACTCCATTAAGATTAGCACACTTCTTAGCACAATGTGGACATGAGAGTGGTGGATTCCGAGTAACACAAGAGAATTTAAACTATTCAGCTAAAGGATTGGCTGGTATCTTTAAGAAATATTTCCCAACTGAAGCAGCAGCAACTCCGTATGCTAGACAACCACAAAAGATTGCAAACAAAGTATATGCAAATCGTATGAGTAATGGTTCGGAATCAAGTGGAGATGGCTACAAATTTAGAGGTAGAGGATATATCCAATTAACAGGTAGAGATAACTACACTCAATTCGGTAAAGCAATTGGTGAAGATATAGCATCAAATCCCGATAAGGTATCATCTCAATACGCCCTATTATCAGCAGCATGGTTCTGGTCTAAAAACGGATTGAACAAATTAGCAGATGGTGGAGCGGGTGATACTGTAGTAACATCTATTACAAAAAGAGTAAATGGTGGTACTATCGGATTGGCTGATAGAATTAAACATTTCAAAGAATATTATCATTTATTAGCGTAAAATTTGGTAATGTAAATAAAAATTCGTATATTTATAGGATATAACATTAGAAACATGGCAAATATTAAATTAAAAGGATTATTAAAGGAAGCTGAAGATTTTAAGGCAAGAAGTAAAGAAACTGGGAAATTAGTACATTTCAAGTCAAAAGATTCATACGATGCGGCATTAAAGGCTGGAACTCACGAAGACCCTAAAGATAAAAAAGATAAAGATTCTAAAGTATCTACAAAACCAAATGATATGTTTGGTGGCGATTATGCAAAAGATAGAGGTGGTGAAGCTCCTAAAGCTGATATGGGTGTTGATAAGGTTGTATATAACAAAAGAACAAAGACGGTTGGTATTGTAAGAATGGCAGATGAAAGAGGTGAAACTAAAACCGATGCTGATGGTAATGTAAACACATCTGAATTAGAACCATATAATCCAATGAAGTATCCACATCAAAAGGATGCTAAAGTTGCACCATCTACTCAAAAGGAAGTAGATGCTAGGGGTTTATGGAATCCATTTGCACAAACACAAGCAAGCCCAAAAGGTGAACAACCTAAAGCAGCTGCAAAATCAAATTCAATGTTTGGAGCGGATTATGCAAAAGATAGAAGTGCTAAAACAGCTCCTAAAGCTGACCCGGTTATTGCAGTAGCATCTAGAGCTCAAATGGTCCCAAAAGCGGTAGCAGGTTGGGCAGATAAGAATGGTGTAGACCTTTCCAAAGTATCCGATGATTTAAATTCAGGTAAGTTAAACGTATTTGATTTCATGACGGCCGTTAGTGGTATCCCTGGTAACAAATACGCTAAAGATATAATTGCAAAATATTCACAATCCGATTCTAATACGAACTATTCACAATCAGTTAAACAAGATGAACCTGAAGATGGACAAACTGATGATGAATTATACGATGCTTTGTATGATATGGGATATGATTTCGGAGAACTTGGTAGTGATGATTTTGATGAAGAAGGATTTGCTGATGCAGCGATGAGTTTAGGTTATAGATATGATGATAAGAATAAAGTATGGAATCATAGAGATGTGGAGGATAGTGGTTCAACAAAATCATCTTCACAACTTCCAAACAAAGCATCTAAACTAAATTACAAACATGCAGAGGTATTGGAAAAATCAGTAAATGCGGAAACAGGATTAAATGGATATGTTGATACCGATGAAAATACTGATGCTATTATGTATAATGCTAGTAAGGGAATGTCACCAACATACACATTGTACTTTGGAGGTAATTCCGATTATAACAAACCAGATGAATTTAGAGTATCATTATTACCTACCTATGGTAATGACCCGGCGAAGTTAGGAGATAAAATTGATAAAACTTTCCAAAATGGTGATGATGCTATGAAATTTATGGTAGCTGTTGCTAAAAAATATAAGAAAGAATTGGAAATGGATGATGATACAAATGAATCAACCAAACTAACATCAATGATTAAAAGATAAACAAAAGGGAGAAACTAAAAATTCTCCCTTTTTTATTTGGTATACTCGGGTATTTTTCGTATATTTGTGTATGTCCACAATCATATATAAATGCTAATAGCTCTGAAAAATATACCTCAAAAAACATTTGGAATTATGAGAAATTTGTCGTATATTTGTATTTCTATTATATTTATTAATGTAACGGAGGTGTAGGAAAGACACCAAAATAAAACCATAAAACTTAAACTCTTAAAACTTAAAAGACATGGCTATTAACTTAGACGCAATTAAGAGCAGACTTAACAAACTGCAAAACACCCAAAGAACAACTGTAGAACTTTGGAAGCCAGCACCAGGCAAACACACAATCAGATTGGTGCCTTACAAATTCAATAAAGAAAATCCTTTTATTGAACTTTATTTTCACTACAACATTAACAACAAATCTTACTTATCTCCGATGAGTTTTGGTAGACCTGACCCTATTGTTGAGTTTGCTGATAAACTTAAAAGAATGGGTGACAAGGAAGATTGGAAAGCTGCAAAAAAGATGGAGCCGAAACTTAGAACATTCGTACCAGTATTGGTAAGA